CAAGTGTTTGTACGTGATCCAGAAACATTTGAAATGTACTGGGTGGACATGAGCAAAGTGGCTCGAGTGATTGTAAACGAGTCAGAAGGCAAACGTCCTGAACAGTATGTGATTCGTGACATCAATCCCAACTTCCAAAACATGAGCGTGGCAGCAAAAACTACCACAGACTACATGACCAACCCAGTAACAGGAACCATTGCCGGCAGCGCCAACTACACCATGCCCAACGGCGGCACTGGCGGTGGTGTGGGCAACAGTCGTTTCATGCAGGCCATGAACGAGGTTTGTCTGGATGCCAAGCACGTGGTGCATATGAGCTTGAACGAAGGTCTAGATGTGTTTTGGCCTTTTGGTCGTTCAATACTGGAAAACATCTACAAGGTATTCAAGCAAAAAGAACTGTTGGAAGATGCTATCTTGATCTATCGTGTGCAACGTGCTCCTGAACGCCGAATCTTCAAAATTGACGTAGGCAACATGCCCAGTCACCTTGCTATGCAGTTTGTTGAGCGCATCAAAAACGAAATGCATCAACGCCGAATTCCCACTGTAACAGGCGGCGGCAACAACATGATGGATGCCAGCTACAACCCACTCAGTATCAACGAAGATTATTTTTTCCCACAAACAGCCGACGGTCGCGGATCCAGTGTTGAAACACTGCCCGGCGGTCAGAACCTGGGCGAAATTGATGACTTGAAGTATTTCAACAACAAGATGGCACGTGGTCTGCGTGTGCCTAGTAGCTATTTGCCTACAGGTCCTGATGATTCAGACCGTGCTATGACTGACGGCAAAGTAGGTACAGCTCTGATTCAAGAATATCGTTTCAATCAGTACTGTGAACGCCTGCAGGCATTGATTGCACAGAAACTAGATGATGAATTCAAGATGTTCTTGAAGTGGCGCGGCTTTAACATTGATTCTGGCTTGTTCTCAGTGAAATTCTGTGCACCGCAGAACTTTGCAAGTTATCGTCAAAGCGAACTAGACAACACTAGAATTCAAGCCTTCCAAGGACTAGAAGCACTGCCTTATATGTCAAAAAGTTTCTTGTTAGAACGATTCCTGGGACTCAGCGAAGACGAAATCAAGAAGAACGAAGAAATGTGGCGCGAAGAACGCGATTCTCCAGAAATGCAGCCTACTACAGGACAGGATCTACGAGCAGTGGGTATTACGCCTGGCGGTTTAGAAACTGACATTCAGTCTGGCGAAGATGTTGCCGGTATGGAACCAGCCACAGCCGCAGGTGCACCAGATGCTGGCGCTCCAGCGCCAGTTGCACCAGGTGGCGCTGCACCTCCTGCGGTATAAATATTGTTATGATACTCAACGAATTTTGGAAAAAAGAACCTGAAGCCTATCAGGATTTACCGCAGGACAACAGCCAACCGCAGCTGGGTGACCTGCGCAAAAGTCGTCTAACTCTGCGTCAACTCAATAAGTTGAGAAAAATGAATGACGTAAGAACCTACGAGTACAAAGAAAAACTAAAGTTGATCCGTCAACAATACGGACAAGTTGCAGCACCGCCTGCATAAACTTGGCATTTATCTTCATTTTCTGTCCTTAAACCACGTCTTTTTCTTCTACTGTGTAAATAACAACACACTTTACCTAGAAGGAGTTTTTACCCTATGAACCGTTTTGAACAACTCATTGAGTACGTCATCAACGACGAAGAACAAAAAGCACGTGAACTATTCCACGACATTGTTGTGGAAAAAAGTCGCGAAATCTACGAAGATATTATGGCCGAAGAAGAGCTAGACGAAGGCGCTGACGAAGAGCTGGAAGAAGCTGCTGACGAAGAGCTAGAAGAAGGCGCCATGGGCGGTGATGCCAGTGACGACCTGATCGACGAAGTCGAAATGGAAGAAGAATCTGACATGAACATGGAAGCCGAAGGCGACGACGATGAAATCGAAATCGGCGGCGGTGACGACATGGATGACGACATGGGCAGCAGCGATGAGCCAGCTACCAAAGACGACATCATGAATCTAGAAGACAAGTTAGATCAACTCATGGCCGAATTTGAAGACCTTATGGGCGACGAAGGCGGCGGCGACGGCGACGACTTTGGTCCTGATGAAGGCGGAGATGCCATCGAAATGGATGACACCGAAGAAATGGAAATGGGCATGATGGAAGGTCTAGACCTTAAAGCAGCCCCAAAGCCAGTGACTTCTGAAGAAGGCGGCGTTAACAAGAAGTCTACAGTAGCCGCTAATGCTGGCGCTAAAGGCCCAATCGGCAGCACAGTAAAGCCTGTACACACAGGTGCTAGCATGGGCGGACATCACGACTCAGCTGCTTATAAGAACACTGTCAAAGACATTGGTGTAACACCTACACAAGAAGCCGGCAAGAAAGCATTTAAGAGTGCTGCTCCTGCCCCGGTTAAAACCCAGGCGTCTGGTGTAAACACCAAAAGTGTAATTCCTAGCAAGCACAACTAAGCATGAAAACCCTAAGAGAACAACTTACCTTCGCTCAAGCCAACATCCAAGTTTTGGAAGAGTCCGACATGAACGGGGGCAAGAACCTGTATCTCAAAGGCATCTGTATTGAGGGCAACAAGCGCAACGCAAATGAGCGAGTGTACCCTCTACATGAAATCACCAAAGCGGTTAACACGATTAACAAACAGATCTCTGAAGGTTATTCGGTTCTAGGTGAAGTAGATCATCCAGACGATCTGAAAATCAACTTAGACCGTGTGTGCCATAGTGTAGAAGAAATGTGGATGGATGGAACCGCAGGCTGCGGCAAGCTCAAGATTTTGCCTACCCCCATGGGTAACTTGATCAAGACTCTGCTGCAATCTGGCGTAAAACTGGGAGTATCAAGTCGTGGATCTGGAAATGTCGACGACAGAACAGGACATGTAAGTGACTTTGAAATTGTCACTGTAGATGTAGTTGCCCAGCCCAGTGCTCCAAATGCTTATCCCAAGGCAGTATACGAAAGTATGATGAACATGAAATATGGTCATCGCCTGCTTGAGATTGCTAAAGAAGCTGGCCAGGACAACAAAGTGCAGAGGTACTTGAAGAGCGAGGTTGTCAAGCTCATCAAGGAACTCAAAATATAAGGAGAACCAGGCATGTTAGATGCTATCAAACCATTGCTAGATAGTAACCTGATCACCGAGAAAACTCGTCAAGAGATCAATGAGGCTTGGGAAAGCAAGCTGAATGAAGCTCGTGAGCAGGCTCGTGCTGAACTTCGTGAGGAGTTCGCACAACGCTATGAGCACGACAAGTCAGTCATGGTTGAAGCTCTTGACAAGATGGTAACAGAAGGCCTTGCGTCTGAAATTCAATCAGTTGCTGCTGAAAAAGCACAACTAGTTGAAGATCGCGTCAAATTTCAGTCTAAAATGAAGGAATCAGCACAGAAGTTCAACAGCTTCATGGTTTCTAAATTAGCTGAAGAAATTGGCGAATTACGCAAGGATCGCATGATGCACACTGAAGGTTTACAGAAAATGGAAAACTTCATGGTGCATGCATTGGCTCGTGAAATTCAAGAATTTGCACAAGACAAACGTGATGTGGTGGAAACAAAAGTCCGCCTAGTTCGTGAAGCTCGTGAAAAACTTGAAACTCTCAAGACACGTTTCGTAAAAGAAAGTGCAGAGAAAATGAGTCAGGCTGTTAGTCGTCACCTCAAGAGTGAACTTAATCAATTGCAAGAAGATATCAAAATTGCTCGCGAGAACAGTTTTGGTCGTCGAATCTTTGAAGCGTATGCTGCCGAATTCGGTGCTACTCACCTCAATGAGAAAGCCGAAGTACGCAAGCTATATTCTGCATTGCAGAACAAAGATCAGCAATTGGCTGAAGCCATTAAACTCAGCGAAAAGGCTCGCGCCGTAGTTGAGTCAAAAGAACGCGAACTGCGTGTAATCAAGGAAAGCAACGAACGTGAAACCACAATGCGTGAATTGCTAAGTCCCTTAAACCGGGAAAAAGCCGACGTTATGCGTAATTTGCTCGAAAGTGTTCAGACTTCACGTCTAAAGAATGCGTTCGAAAAGTATCTACCAGCAGTGCTGGAAGACCGTTCTGTGAAAGCAAAACCCGTGATCACAGAAAGCGTTTCCGCAGTAACCGGTGATAAGACTGTTCCTAAGCAAACAACTGAAGAAGATCGCAGCAATGTGATTGACCTCAAACGTTTGGCAGGACTGTAATTTAATTTTTAGGAGACTTAAATGTCAGAACAATTGTTAGAAAGTCGCTGGGGCGAGACCAAGGAAGCTCTGCTCGAAGGTCTGAATGGCACCAAGCGCAATTCCATGGGTGTGATCCTTGAAAACACTCGCAAGTACCTCAAAGAAAACGCTTCTGCAGGTTCTACTAGTGCTGGTAACATCGCTACACTAAACCGCGTGATTCTTCCCGTGATTCGACGTGTAATGCCAACCGTTATTGCTAACGAGTTGGTCGGCGTTCAGCCTATGACTGGCCCAGTTGGTCAGATCCACACTCTGCGTGTTCGTTATGCACAGAGCTTGACTGATTCTTCTGCTGCCGCAACTAGCGTTACAGCTGGCCAAGAAGCATTGAGCCCATTCACTATTGCTACTGCATATTCTACAGTACCAAAAGACACCGGCACTGCTACAAGCTACACTGGTGGCGCTACAGCAGTTATGGAAGGTAATGGCGGTAAGCAAATTTCCGTGCAAATCTTGAAGCAGGCTGTTGAAGCCAAGACTCGCAAGTTGCAAGCACGTTGGACATTTGAAAGTGCCCAAGACGCACAAGCTATGCATGGTATCGACGTTGAAGCCGAAATCATGGCAGCTTTGGCTCAAGAAATTACAGCTGAAATTGACCAAGAGATTCTCTTGAGTCTGCGCAGCTTGGCTTCTACCGAGTTCACATACAACCAAGCTACCGTTTCTGGTACTGCTACATTCGTTGGTGA